GCATCCTGAACCCGTTGCTTGAGCGCATGTTCGAACTTGACCGACAGTTCCGCACGAAGGAACTGACCGTGGTCACAATGGGCGAAGTCGGCGCGCGCGCCAAGCAGGAAGAGATTCCCGTGCAGGCGTTCAACGAGCGATACTTCTTCCGTTGGTGCGGCACGGCCTACCAGACGGGCATGCAGCGCATGCAGCAGATGATTGCATGGATGAACGTCTTGCGAGGCATCCCGCCACAACAACTGGACGGGCGTCGTCTGAACGTGGGCCCCATTCTGGAAATGGGCACAGAACAGATCTTCGGCCCGGAAGTCGGCCCGCGCATCCTGATCGATGAACGCAACCTGTTCCACGTCGAGCCAAGCGATGAAAACCTGATGATGCACAACGGCTTGCCTGCCGAAGTGCATCCGGCGGACGACGACCAGCGGCACATCGCAGAGCATATGCAAGGCGCGACGCTGACAGGCGATCCGCACGGCCTGTTCCGCGCGCACATTCAGGCGCACCAGCAGGCCATGAACCAGAAGATGCAGAAGCAGCTGGGTGCACCACAGGGCCAACCGGGCGTACCCGGCGGCGCGGGCCCCGGCGTGGCAGGCACACCGCGCCCCGGCGCGCAGCCCGGTCAGCCGCGTCCGCAGTCGCCTCCCGGTGCAGTCCATCCGGATCAGGTGCAGGACCCGCAGATGGGGCCGCGATGAAAGACTTCTGCGCACGCGTGACGCCGTGGGGCACAATACAGACGGGCGACCAGTTCGCCGTTCTGTCGCGCTTCGAGCAGAACGCGATTCTGGCGCACGAGCGCGGCCACTTGCACCATAAGCACGTGCGCACCAGGCTTCTGTGGTTCCTGACGCTGCGAGCATTCTTTCAGACTGAGAAGTTTTTCGCGATGTGCGAAGCGCAGGAACTGGAGGCAGATCAGTACGCCAAAGCATGCGGCTACGGGCCCGGTCTGGTGACTTACCTGCTGATGCACTGCCCCGGCGGGCGCCCATCGATAAGCAAACGGCTAAGGGCTCTTCATGTCTGACACATTCCGGATCATTCCGTACGTCGTGCGCAGCGCGGGCACCGATGTGCCGCCTGAAGAAGTGCAGGCTGCTATCAACTCGCTCGCGCAGCAGACAACCGTTGCACTGAACAGCGTCGCCAGCGACCCGACCGGGCCAGCGGGCGGCGATCTGTCGGGAACGTACCCGAATCCGACTGTATCAGCCGTGCATGCGACTTCCGGCACGATGTCGGGCGTCGCGATCACTACAGGCTCGATCAACAACACGCCGATTGGCGCGACCACGCCGAACACAGGCACCTTTACGACGGCGACAGCCGGCAGCGTGTTTGCGTCCGGTGGCGCGGTACCGGCAGTAACCGCCACGGGCACGCAGGTCTACAACAGCCCGAATCCGACTGTTCAGTTTATCGACTCCATTCGCAGCGCAAACAACAAGAATGCATTCATTCAATGGGGGTTGACGGTCCTGTCGATGGGATTCGCCAACGACGCATTCACGGGTTTCGTGAACGCGATCACGATCACAGGTGGGCAGGCGATCGGTATCAGCGGCATCACGTCCAACAGCGGTACGGGCGCGTGGGCGCATACAGGCACGTTCAGTGCGACGGGCGGTATCAACAGCACAGCAGTCGGGAATGCCACGCCGTCAACCGGCGCCTTTACTACGCTGTCCGCGTCAAGCGGCCTGAACAGCACGGCTGTCGGCAACACCACACCGTCAACCGGCGCCTTCACTACGTTGTCTGCCAGTTCGACGGTTAGCGGCGCGGGATTCACCAGCCTGTTTGCTTCGCCTCCCGCCATAGGAGGCACGGCGGCCAATGCCGGCACATTCACGACACTGGCAGCGAGTGGTGCGGTAACCGGCGCGGGGTTTACGGCGCGCTTCGCGTCTCCCGGCCCTATCGGAAACACGGCAGCGAGTACCGGCGCGTTCACGACACTCAGTTCCACAGGCACGTTCACGCCCGATCAACTGAACGGTATCGTCGGTACGACCACGAACAACAACGCGAACGCAGGCAGCGTAGGCGAGCACGTCTCCAACACAACGACGGGGACTTCTCTTACGAGCGCTACGCCCGCGAATATCACGAGTGTAAGTCTTACTGCGGGCGATTGGGATGTCTCCGGGGTAGTCCAATATAACCCTGCGGGAACGACAACCGTAAACGGCCTAACACAGGGGGTGAATACTGTTTCGGCCACCCTAGGCGGCCTAGGCACGTTTACGCAAACTAACACAGCATTTACAACAGGGACCGCCCAGCGGCAGTCGGCGCCAGTGATAAGAGTATCTTTGGCTTCTACTACTACTGTGTTTCTTGTCGCGCAGGCCTCGTTCGGCGTCAGCACCATGACTTGTGACGGATTCATACGCGCGCGGCGCGTACGTTGACTTTTTGCAATAAATGCTATACAACCGGCGAAAGCCTAATCAGGGGATTACCATGAAGAAAACCCGTATCGGCGCCCTGATCGGCGCGCTTTTCCCTGGCGTTCAAGGCCAGACTCCCGTTATTACGCCGATGCTCGGCGCGCTCGCGGATCAGACCGGCCTCATCAACTCTATTCTGTCGATCAACCCGTGGCAGGCTGCCGTGTATAACGCAGCAACTAACACGACAGGCTTCACCGCTACCAGTTCGCAAATTATGGGCGCAGAGTTCACCGTCTTGAATTTGACCGGTACACTCGGCGCAGGCGCGGCGCTTACTCTTCCCACGGCGGCGGTCATGCAAGCCACGATGACTCCCCAACAGGCTGTTGTGGGCTCGTCCGTCATCCTTCGTGTTATCAATAGTTCCGGCGGTGCGTTCGCGTGGACTGTGACGACAGCATCCGGCTGGACGCTGAACGGCACAATGACGATTGCACAGAACACGTGGCGCGATTTCATCGTCAACATTACGGGTGTCGGCGCTTCGGCTGCGATGACACTTCAGGCTGTTGGCACCGGCACGCAATCGTAAGGAACCCAAGTGAACAAGCTGCTCAAAAAACTCTTAGGCCTTCTTTTTCCGGGGATTGACGGAGAACCTGACGATGATCCCCTACCTGATGACCTTCCTGCATCTGATCCCGTTGATGATGACGATCTGGATCTGCCTGCTGATGACCTGCCTGACGATCCTCCTGCACGGGCCACATCGCGCCGCGATGATTCTGCTGAGCGTCTGGCTCGTCTGGAAGCTGAAGTCGAACGTCGCGGGCGACTCGCTGCCGAAGCGCGGCTTTCGAGTCAGTCCACAGTAGACCCGGAGCACCAGCGCGAAGAAGAGCGTCTCCGCAATCCGGACACGTCGGAGATGGAGCGCTGGCAGATTCAGGCGAACCGCACGCTGCGCGACACGCAGCGCCAGGCGCAGCAGGCGATGTTCCAGGCGCAGGACATGTCGGATCGTACGCGCTTCGAATCTAAGATTGCGAGCGAACCGCGCCGCGCGAAGTACACGGAGCGCGTGGAAGAAGAAGTCCAGAAGGCGCGCTCGCGCGGCCAGCAAGCCTCGCGCGAAGACGTGTACTACTGGATGCTCGGCAAGGACATTGCTGAAGGCAAGCTTAAGGCGAAGCCCAAAGCCAGTTCCGCGCCGGCAGTCAACCGGGGCAAGACAGCGGGCGTGCGCAGCGATGTGCCCGCCCGTTCAGGGCGTTCGGACAAAGACAAGCTTCGCGCGCGTCTTGAGAATCAGAACATTTAACCACGAAGAGGAAACCATGAAATACCTCAAGAAACTGGGCCTCTTGTGGGCCCTCACGCTGCAAACGATCATCTCGTTCTTCGTCAACTATCACAAGCGTGATAGCGGGCGGACATGGACGTTAATGGCGTACCGGCAACTTCCAATGTATTTGTTCCCCGGCGTCACCAACCAGTCCACCAGCTTCACGGCGGACGTTGAAGCGTACATTCAGGAAGAAGTCGAGCCGCTCGCGCGCCGCCAACTGGTCGCGTACCAGTTCGGCAAACCGCTGAAGCTGGACACGAACCGGGGCACGACGTACACGGCTTCGCGCTACCAGCGTCTGCCGCTGCCGTTCGCGCCGTTGCAGGAAGGCGTTGCGCCTCCCGGCGAAGCGATGACCCTGCAGCAGGTCAGCGCGACCGCGCAGCAATGGGGTGATCGCGTCATCATCACCGACGTGGCGAACCTGACCATCAAGCATCCGCTGTTCCAGCAAGCCTGTGAACTGGTCGGCCTGCAACTGCCGGAGACGCTCGAACGCAACACGTTCAACACGCTTCTGGCCACCACGCAGGTGAACTACGCGAACGGCAAGGCCTCGCGCGCGAACCTGCTCGCAACCGACGTGATGACCCCGCACGAAACGAACCGCATCGTTGGTTCGTTCCTGACGTACGGCGTCCCGCGCTTCATGGGCGACGAACGCGAAGACATGATGATCGAAGCGGGCGCGTATCGCGATCCGTCGAAGTCACCGGCTGTCATGCAGCATTACGTTGCGCTGATCCATCCGCTGTCGGCGCAAGACATGCGCGAGAACACGACGGTCGTCAACGCGTGGTCGTACAGCGACGTGAACCGCCTGTACAACAACGAACTCGGCCCGTTCAACGGCGCGCGCTTCGTTGAATCGAACATGATGCCTTACTGGACGGGCGCGGCCGCCATCCAGGGTACGGCGTCGGCGTCGGGCGGCACGCTGGCAACGAATGCCGGTTACCAGATCATCGTGACGGCATCGCCCGCACAAACGTCGGTCGAACAGATCATTTATCAGGTGTCGAACGCGATCAGCGTTACGGGCCCCACGGGCTCGATTTCGGTTGTGATCCCGAACGTGCCGAACTACGTGTTCAACGTGTACATCGGCACGTCGGCCACACCGGGCAATCTGGCAACGGCAATCGGTAACGGGGTTCCCGTCACGGGCCCGCTGGCCGGTCAGGCGACGCAGCTGCTCCCGAACCAGACGGTTACGCTGACGGGTATCGGCGTCGCGCAAACACCGCCGGCAGCTCCAGCCACGGGCGTGAGCGTGTTCCCGACGATCTTTATCGGCAACCACTCGTACGGTCAGGTGCTTCTGGAGAACCCGGAATTCCACTACCTGACGGGCGCTGACAAGTCGGACCCGTTGAATCAGACGCGTGTCGTGTCGTGGAAGGTGTTCTACGGCTCGATCATCCTGAATCAGGCGTTCCTCGCGCGCGTCGAAGCCGGTTCGGCCTTCACGCCGGGG